AAAGAGTGGAAAGATTTTAGTTTTTGTACAGGCTCCATTATCGGTAGCATTGAGATAGTGGATTGTGTACAGAATCATTCTTCCATCTGGGCTGAAAAAGAAGTTTATAACTGGGTATTAGCTAATCCAATACTTTTTGAAAGTCCTATTGAGAATGTAAAAGGTAGACTTTCTTTTTGGGATTATCTTGGTATCAAATAAGTAGAAATTGAACGTTCTGAATGCGGAAGTATAGAGAAAACTGTTGAATAATACAACCACTCTTTTCCCTATATTCTTGTACAGTTACAATAAATATAATAATTGGGTATATAATCATTTGTTTGTAGAATCAGCTATAAATTCATGAAAAAGAGAGTTAATAGTCTGAATTACGATTTCTTTTTCTGTATCATATCCAGATATAGGAAGTTCGAGGGCAATAATGTTATTGAATATATCAAATTTCTTTAATAAAGAAATTGTTTTGAGAGTTGATTGCGAGCTCATTGAATTGAATAGTATGACTGTTAACTCATCTGAGGATAATTGTGCTCTAAATATTTTAGAATAGTCATTGGGGTATTTAAAATTTTGGATTGAATCCAACAGATAATATATGTTTCTATGGTATTGCCCTAAATATTGTCCATATTGCCCATATAAATAATCTCCGACATTTCTTATGAACTTATAGAGCTGTTGGTATCTTTTTTCTATACAAATCCTATTACAGATTGATGCAACAATTATACGATACATTTCATGAATTTTGCTTGACATTATTATGCCTTTTATTTCGTATATAGTATCGTAATAATATTTGGGATCCCTACTTTTTAATAATACATTTAATTCTGTAGTTGAATGAACTCCAAACTTAGTATAAATCTCCAGAAATGCTTGCTCGTCTAACTTACTGACTTGTGTTAATTCTGATGGAAATTTTTCTCCATCTTTTATAAAATGATATATTACATAAGCATAGAATAATGAACGCGCTTCATGTGCGTATGCTTTGAATGCTTCAATTCCTGTTTTCTCAATTTGGTGTTCAGTATATTTGTTGGTGTCGACTTGATGCTGATATAATCCCAACAAATTATAAAATGTTGACCTTTCATTATCAATTTGTCTATTTATTTGTGAGTCTTTTATTGTATAAAGTACTCCAATGAAAGCAAGTAATCCTGTAATTGAACCTAAATAACTGCCGAAATCAGCAAAATCATTATGATTATAGGACAGTCCGTGATGAAATCTATATACATATACTAATATTAATATTAGAGTAAATATGGCTGTTGCAATTAATGCGTATTTGATTATATCTATTTGCGGTCTTTTCATTTTATTTGATTTTATATTTTATACAGCTACAAATGTAGTGTATTCTATTTTGAAGTTAATGTTTTTTTGAGTTTTTTACTAACAATATGTTGAATTTGGATATACGAGAGTTTGATATATCCTTTATTTTTTTGTGATGATGAGAAGAATGATTGTAACCGGCAGTGAGGGGTTTATAGGAAAAGCCCTTTGCCGCGAATTGACAAAAAGAGGTGTTGAAGTCATAGGACTTGATCGAAAGTCTGGTACTGAAGCCACAAAAGTATGTGAGCTCCTGAAAAATGGGGGTATTGATTGTGTGTTCCATTTGGCGGCGCAAACTAGTGTGTTTAATGGAAACCTGGAACAGATCAGGAAGGATAACATTGATACTTTCATGCGAGTAGCTGATGCTTGCAATCAAAATCATGTGAAGTTAATATATGCCAGTTCGTCAACGGCTAATCCGGAGAATACCACTTCTATGTATGGAATAAGCAAGTATTTCGATGAACAGTATGCATCTATCTATTGTAAGGCTGCGACCGGGTGCCGGCTGCATAATGTATATGGACCTAATCCGCGAAAAAGAACTCTTCTCTGGTTCCTGATGGAAAAGGAAAATGTGTCATTATACAACTGTGGTCAGAATATCCGGTGCTTCACTTACATAGATGATGTCATTGAGGGGCTTATCTATTCGGTGGGTTGTAACCGGCAACTTATCAATATTTGTAACGTCCAACCTGTGACTACTATGTATTTTGCTTCTTTAGTAAGATACTACAAACCGCTTGAAATTGAGCTAATTAATGAAAAACGGGATTTTGACAATTTAGAGCAGTCGGTGAACCGGGATATCTATTTAGTACCTTTGTCTTACACATCTGTCGAGGACGGAGTAAAGAAGATCTTTGATGAAAGGAAAGGGAAAGATATGTCGTATTGACGACTGGGATAAGCCGGAAGCGGTGAAATGTAAGAGCTGGTCTCATCAGGAACGGTTATGTGATCTGAAAGAAAAGGTATCATTTCATAAAAAGGGTGATATCTATTACATCTCCCAGTTCACCCGTTCCAAGACTGGTACCAGCTTTTCAGAAATTAAACAGTCGGAGGAACTTGCATCATTCTTTGCAGAGAGAGCGTGTGAGTTTCTCCACCGCTTCATTGTAGGGGGATGTGAAGGATGGTGTATAGTCACCACACCGCGACGGAGACACTACGAGGGCTTTCATTTTTCAACCTCTATCTGTACGAAAATTGCGGGGGCGGTGAAAATACCATTCTATGAGAATGCAATCCAGTGCCTAACTAAAGATAGATTGAATCCAGAATTCTTTCTTCTTCGTCCGATAAAGGAAAAGAAAATAATAGTGTATGATGACATATTAACAACTGGCAGCACACTGCTTGCCACCTATGAGCTTTTAAAGGATAGAGAGCAGCTTCTTTTTCTCGTAGGAATAAATAACAAATGATATGGGAAAGCAAGAGAAACCATTAACATTCAAGCAAGAGAAATTCTGTAAATACTACGTTGATACAGAAGGTAATGCTAGTGAAGCATATAGGATGTCTTATGATGCGTCAAAGATGAAACCTGAAACGATTTGGAGTGCTGCTAGCAGATTGTTAGCCAATAGCAAGGTTAGTGCAAGGATAAGTGAGATTAAGCAACAGAGGGCGAAAGAGACTGAAGTAGAGAGGAAAACGGTCGAGAAGGTATTAATGGATATTGTACTCGCTGATCCCGATGATTTACATTATGTAGACCCTGTTACCGGGAAAACAAAGATGAGAAGTCCGTCCCAACTTCCAAAGCGCGCCCGTAATGCGTTGAAGAAGATTCAGAATAATAGAGGAGTGGTTAATTATGAGTTCAACGGCAAGACAGAAGCCGCCCGGATTCTTGGTGCCTGGAATGGATGGGAAGCCGATAAGAATGTCAACATCAAAGGTGGAGACGGAAATAAAGTCGGTGAACTTCGTATCGGATTTGAAGATAATGAGAATTCGGAAGAATAGAACAATTTGAACTGCAAAATCCGGTATTCATCCTACGGAGAAACCTTACTTTTAGAACAATATGGTTATAAATTATAAGAAGCTAAATCCTAACGGATTCTATCTATTGAAGTACTTGAATGATGAGACTATCCGTTTTATCATTCTCTATGGAGGTTCATCTTCCGGTAAGTCGTATAGTGTGGCACAAACAATACTGATACAGACATTACAGGATGGTGAGAACACTCTTGTCATGCGTAAGGTAGGAGCTTCTATTCTCAAAACCATTTATGAAGATTATAAGGTCGCTGCGATCGGTCTTGGCATCTCCCATTTGTTCAAATTTCAACAGAATACTATTAAATGTCTGGTAAATGGTGCGAAGATAGATTTCTCCGGTCTTGACGATCCGGAGAAGATAAAAGGTATCTCTAACTATAAGCGAGTTCAGTTAGAGGAATGGTCAGAGTTCGAGCATCCGGATTTCAAGCAGCTACGTAAGCGTTTGCGTGGTAAGAAAGGGCAGCAGATTATTTGTACCTTTAACCCGATCAGTGAAAGCCATTGGATAAAGAAAGAGTTTATTGATAAAGATAAATGGCATGATGTACCGATGACTGTTACCATTGCCGGCAAAGAGTTGCCGGAAGAACTTACCAAGGTCAAATCCGTAAGAAAGAACGCACCCAGGCAAATACTTAATCTTCGTACTAAGCAAATCGAGGAACAGGCCCCTAATACAGTTATTATCCAATCTACCTATTTGAATAATTTTTGGGTTGTTGGTAGTCCTGACGGTACGTATGGTTTCTATGATGAGCAATGTGTTGCCGACTTTGAGTATGATAGAGTTCACGATCCGGACTATTACAATGTGTACGCATTGGGAGAATGGGGTGTCATTCGTACCGGTAGTGAGTTCTTCGGTTCCTTCAATCGTGGCAAACATTCCGGTGAGCATAAGTATGTTCCGGACTTACCTATTCATATCTCTGTCGATAACAACGTGCTTCCGTATATCAGCGTATCATATTGGCAGGTCGATTTCACAACTGGTACCAAGGTTTGGCAATTCCATGAAACGTGTGCTGAAAGCCCCAACAATACAGTAAAGAAAGCTTCCAAACTTGTTGCAAAGTATCTGAAATCTATCCAATATTCTGATAGGTTATATGTACATGGTGATGCATCAACGAAAGCGGCAAACAGCATTGACGATGAGAAGCGTTCCTGGATGGACTTATTCATAGATACATTGCAGAAAGAAGGATTCGAGATTGAAGATAAGGTAGGCAACAAGAATCCGAGTGTTGCCATGACCGGTGAGTTTATCAATGCTATCTTTGATTGTACTGTTCCCGGTATAGAGATATACATTGACGAATCATGTTCGGTATCTATTGAGGACTACATGAGCGTACAGAAAGATGCTAACGGTGCCATTCTTAAAACTAAGGTCAAGAATAAAACTACCTTGCAGACTTATGAGGAGCACGGGCACCTGTCTGATACGTTCCGATATGTCGTTGTGGATTTGTGTAGTGAGCAGTATATAGAGTTTAGTAACCGGCGAAAAAGAAACTTGTATGCTTGTAATGGCACTATTAATTTCTTCAATCCAGATACCGAATGTAAATACACTAAGAAGATTCTATATGTGATGCCGAATGTTAATGGGAAATTTGTTCTTATACAAGCGTTTAGATGTGGAAATAAATGGCATGTTGTTGATGTCGTATTTATGGATACTACTTCAACAGAAGATATACGTTCTTCTATTTTGTCCCATGAATCTGATTCATGTGTAATTGAATGTACGGATGCTTATTTCCCTTTTATTCGGGAACTCCGTTCTAGTACAAACAAGGAGATTCGTGTAATGAAAGAGTTTCCGGATGTAGATAAGCGTATTGCTGCAACATCTGATTATGTGAAAAATAGTATTCTTTTTTCTGCATCAAAAGTAGAATCTGATACGGAATATGTTGCCTTCATGAATAACCTGATGGACTATAATAAAGATAGTGAAACAAAAGAGGCCAGTGCTGTTTTGAGTGGGCTAGTACAGTTCGTTGTAAAATTAGGTTTGAATTGAATTACGTTACATGTGATTGAAAATAAGGATGTTATATTGTTGGTATTATGTTTTCGTAATTTCAAGATTTTAGTGTTTTGGAAAACGGTTTTCCTTTTTACTTAGTTTTGCTCAAAAAGGAACCCAATGAATATTTTTTTTGATAATCTATTTGGAAAGAAATCTAAGACTAAAGGTGAAGTTGAAATAGTTACTTCATCTGAAAATAAGGATATAGATACTCAAAGTGGCAAGGCTGAAAAATGGTCAGTTGCATACATTGAGGACCTTACTAGTCCTATTGTAGCGGGCAGTAACTATCTAACGCTATTCAGTACGATACCTGAAGTCTTTTTCCCGATCGATTATATTGCATCGCGAATTGCAGGTGCTAATTTTCAATTGAAGAAAACTAAGGATGACAGTATAGTATGGGCGAATAAACGAATGAATGGCATACTTAGTCGTCCTAATTGTTTGATGCGTTGGAAAGAATTGATTTATCAGCACCATATTTATAAATTGTGTACAGGGAATAGCTTTATTCGTGCCGCTATGCCTGATGTCTTTTCTACAGCTGAAAAATGGAGATATTGCGATAATTATTGGGTGCTACCTTCTGATAAGACTATTGTAGAACCTGTTTACGGGAATATGCCATTGTTTGGTATTGCCCAAACAGAAGATATTATTCGTAGCTATCGTTTGGAGTATGGTTGGAATGGTAGTTTGGAAATTCCTCCATACCAAATATGGCATGATAGAGACGGAAGTGCAGAGTTCTATTCAGGGGCTATGTTCTTGAAGTCCAAAAGTCGTCTTGCTTCCCAAAATAAGCCAATGTCAAATCTAATAGCTGTATATGAAGCTAGAAATGTGATTTATGTAAAGCGGGGTGGATTGGGCTTTATTGTAAGTAAGAAAACTGATGCTACCGGTTCAATAGCGTTGACTGACGATGAAAAGGAACAGCTTTTGAAGCAAAATTTTGAGAAGTATGGTGTAAGGAAGGGCCAGGTACCTTATGGTATTTCAGATGCAGATATTGACTTTGTTCGTACTAATCTTTCTATTGCAGAGTTACAGCCGTTTGAAGAGACTTTGGCTGATGCAATAAATATTGCAGGGGCATACGGCATCCCTGCCGTTCTTGTTCCGCGAAAAGACCAGTCCACATTTAGCAATCAGGCTACTGCTGAAAAGAGCGTATATTGTTCAACTGTTATTCCTATGGCCAAACAATTCTGCAAGGATTTTACAGCTTTCCTTGGTCTTGAAGGAGGGGGATATTATTTGGATTGTGATTTCTCTGATGTTGATTGTTTGCAGGAAGGATTGAAAGAATCCGAGGACGTAAAGACAAATATAAATAAACGTTGTCGTGAACAATTCTCATGTGGGCTTATAACGCTCAATGACTGGCGTGCCCAAATAGGTGAAAGTATGATAGAAAATCCCTTGTTTGACAAATTGAAATTTGATATGTCAGATGAGGAACTGGATAAAGTAAATCGAGTTTTTAACACTAAAAGTGGAGATGAAAAAGATGGAAGAGAAAATCAAAAGCCTTCAGTACAAGACAAAGGCAAATGATGTTGATGAGAAGGGTATCGTTACCGTTGCGGTGAACGGTATCGGTGTGAAGGACTCACAAAATGACATATCTATGCCCGGCTCATTCAATAAGACATTGAAAGAAAATATTGGTCGGATGCGTTGGTTCCTGAATCATCGTACAGACCAGTTGTTAGGTGTTCCGTTGAGTGGTAAGGAAACAGAAGGTAATTTGGTTATGGTCGGTCAGTTAAATCTTGAAAAACAGATTGGCCGTGATACGTTAGCTGATTATAAGCTGTTTGCAGAGAATGGAAGAACCCTAGAACACTCTATCGGAGTAAAAGCCATCAAAAGGGATTCTATCGATCCTTGTAAGGTGCTTGAATGGCGTATGATGGAATATTCAACATTGACAAGTTGGGGGAGTAATCCACAGACGTTCCTTGTGAATATCAAGTCTGCTACTGCTGACCAGGTAAAGGAAGCTGTTGATTTCGTCCGGAAAGCGTTCTTGCAGCATGGATATAGTGATGAACGTTTAAAAGGATACGATATGGAATTAAGTTTATTACTGAAGAGCCTCAACGGTGGTGCCGTTGTCTCATGTCCTCATTGTGGTTATCAATTTGATTATGATGCAGAAACAGAGCATACCTTTGCCCAACAGGTATTAGATTATGCTGCTGATTATCAGAGATGGATAACACAGGACATTGTAAGGGAAGAAATGGAGAAGCTCACTCCGGAGATTAGAACCCAAGTAATTTCTCTTATTGATTCTGTCAAATCAGAAAAGAAAGAATTTACTCAAAAGGGTCTACAAGACCTTATGAATTATGTAAGATGTCCCCACTGTTGGGGAAAAGTATATCGTTCGAATGCTATTCTGCAAAACACTTCTGAAGATACCACCGGAAAAAATGAGCCGTCTGTTGACACTCAAGAAAAGAATGACGGGGAAAATGGGAACGATGAAGTAACGATTAAAGCCGCTGATAATGGCACTTTACTCGATTTCAAGAGTTTGAATAGCTGTTTCGAGAATAAATAACTTAAAATTTAAATTTTATGCCTAAAAAATTTACAGTATCAGATTTTAATCTGAAAACAGACGGTCTGCCGGCAGAACAGAAAACTTTCATGGAAAACATTGTCGGCATGATGTGTGAAGTAGTTAACAAGTCACTTGAAGGATTTGCCTCACCGGAGGAGGTAACGAAACAGTTTGGTGACATCAATAATCTATTGAAAGCCTATGATGGAGAAAAGTTCCAGCAATTGGTAAAGGACAACGAGCAACTTGTAGAACAAGTTAAAACTCTAGGTGAAAGTATCGAGAAAATGAAGCAGAAAGGTCTTTCTATGGATACTATCAACAAGTTCGATGAGAAGTTGAACGAGATGCTTGATTCTGAAAAATTCAGAGATTTCGCAGAAGGAAAAACACGCAAATCAGGAGAATTTGACGGCTTCTCCTTGAAAGATGTCGTTTCCATGACTGACAATTACACCGGTGATTTGTTGATTACTCAACAACAGAAACGTGTTGTGACTCAGGTTGCCAACAAAAAGTTGCATATGCGTGATGTATTAACGACGTTGACTGCTGATCCTGCATACCCTCAACTTGCCTATGCACAAGTATATGCTTTCAACCGCAATGCCCGTTTTGTAACAGAGAATGGGCGTTTGCCTGAATCAAGCATCAAGGTAAAAGAGATACAGACAGGAACTAAGCGCCTTGGTACTCATATCCGTATCTCAAAACGTATGTTGAAATCAAGAGTGTACATTCGTTCCTACATCTTGAACATGCTTCCTGAAGCTGTTTGGATGGCAGAAGACTGGAACATCTTGTTTGGTGACGGTAATGGTGAGAATTTGCTTGGTATTATTAATAATACTGGGGTGACTTCTGTAGAGAAGATTATCAGTACAGCCATTGTTACAGGTGCCGCCGGTGCTGTAAAAGCTATTACCGGATATAACGGTGATAAGGATGTGATTGTAGAGTTTGCAGAACCACAGGATTTGATTCTTGATGGAATGAGTATCACGTTCGCTGGTGCCGCTGTTCTTACAGAACTGAACAAAACACACGCTCTTGTGAAAATGGAAGATGGGCGTATCCTTATTCCTGGTGTCGCGTTCTCTGGTGCTGAAACTGCTACGGATAAGATGACATTCAGTGTTCATGAAGCCGGCTTTAAGAATATTGAGGAACCCAACTCTGAAGATGTAGTGAAAACTGCTTTCGCCGCAATGACATATGCCCAGTATTTTCCGAATGCTATTATTCTTAATCCAATGACTGTTAACGGTATGGAATCAGAGAAAGATACGACAGGACGTAATCTTGGTATCGTTAAAATGGTTGATGGGGTGAAATATATTGCCGGTCGCCCGATTATCGAGTATGGTGGTATTCTTCCTAGTAAGTATCTTTTGGGTGACTTCAACCAAGCCGCAAATTTGGTTGATTATACCACTTTGACACTTGAATGGGCTGAAGATGTGGAGACCAAGCTTTGCAACGAGGTTGTATTGATGGCACAAGAAGAAGTTATCTTCCCGATTTATATGCCGTGGGCTTTCGCTTATGGGGATTTGGCCGCATTGAAGACTGCAATAACTAAAGCGTAGGATTATGGATTACATACTTAGAGGTAACGATAAGGATGTAACCAATGTGCTTAAAGAGCAACGCATTCGGATTAATAGAGGGATGATTCAACTCATCCCTATTTCCGAATGTGGTCTTGTTACAGAAGAAGATGCCCGAAAGACATTGGAATGTATGCTTGCAGAGAAAAATGAAGAGATTGGCAGGCTTACTGTATCCATTGTAGAGAAAGATAAGACAATTGTTGAACTGACAGAAGAGCGTGAAACAATGAAAGCTCGCATTGCAGAACTTGAAGTACAGGTGCCTTCTGATGAAAAGAATCTTCCGGTTGCCGATTCAAAAGATTTGCAAGAGGAAGATGCCAAGGAGGTAACTGTTACAGATGATAAAGCCGTTTCCGTAGAAGATGAAAAGAAAACCGGGAAAGGCAAGACTTCTAAATAACTATCGCTATGTTGATTGATGTTTCATATTTTATGTCAGGTCCCAGGCATATTGAGAATGTTTCGGTCGCTGAAATGCCTTCGCCCCAATCTCTTGCTGTGAATGAGGTGATAAATGGGTATATTAAGGCATTTCAGCCCGAATTTCTCCGGAATGTTGTTGGTGTGACTCTTTCCCAAGCTATCACAGATTATTTGGAGCTTATTGAACGGGAAAAGGAAGATTCTTTAGATGAAGTTGATATTTCAGAAGAGAAGGAAGCCCCCCAGTCCGGATATGCAGTATTATGCGAGAAGCTGTGTGAACCGTTCGCTGACTATGTCTTTTATCATATTCTTCGTGACGCAAACACCCAGGCTACAATAACCGGGCTTGTCCGTTTGAAATGTGCTAATGAATATATAGCTCCTTTGAAGAGACAAGTAAGCACATGGAATAGCATGGTAGAGAAGAATAAACAGTTTGTTGAATGGGCTATGTCGAATGATTGTCCTTTCGATGTGAAAATAACCAAGAATCTTTTGACCCCAATTAATGCTTTCAATTTATGATAGATTTAGATATAACAGAACTGTTTGAGGAGATTGTAAAGGAACTTCCAGAAGGGCTTGAAATTCTCTATCCAAATGGGAAAGGGGGAACTAAAGTTATGAAGTCCCCAAGGTTGAATTACATCTTCGGTAGCAGTCAATATATCAAAGATATTTTAGATGAATACAGTAAGTCTTCTGCCCAGTCTGAAAGGAAGTTTCCATTGGTTGCACTATTCACTCCAATTAGTGAGGATAGAGGTGATGCGGATTATTTTTCAAAAGCAAAGGTTTCGTTAATTATAGCATGTTCTTCTTGTAAAGAGTGGAGCAATGAGATGCGCAGAACCACATCTTTTAAAAATATCCTTCGGCCAATCTATAAACGTTTATTGGAAGTATTATATGAAGATTCTCGGTTCGACTGCGACTATGACGAAAAAGTGAAACATAGTTATTCAGAAAACTATTCATATGGCAGATACGGAGCCTATACAGATTCCGGTGAGGCTGTGAGCGAGCCGATTGATGCCATAAATATACGCTCGATGGAAATAAAAATTAATAATCTTAATTGTAGAAGAAAATGAGAAAGATTAGAACGTGTAAGGGTTCCCGGATGAACACTGGTAGTTCTGCTTGTAGCATTGACTGGAAAAAGGTCAAAGGTGCTATCTTGACAGAACATGGTGTCAAACTCCCTGCTGATATAACAGGTGAGAAGTTGCTCGAATTGTGCCATGCAGACCGTCCCGGGCGTATTTACCCTATTTTGCCATTCCTGGAGTATGCCAAGAATGGTGGAGAGCCTCAAGTTAATCCTGTAGGGTACGGTGCAAGTGAATACAACGGGCTTAGCGCTCAAACAGACACCTTCACTTTGAAGAAATTTGATGAGGTTTTGAATGCCCAGCTTCTGAAATGTGCCAATAAAGGATGGGACGTTTACTTTTGGAATCAGGATAATATGTTGATCGGTTATAATGATGACACTGATATCCTTGCCGGTATTCCGATGTCTACTGTTTACCCGACCGTGACACAGTACCCGACCAGTAGTGCTAAGTCTGCGATGACTGTTAGTTTTTCACATGAAGATGTGGAAGACAGCCAATTGCACTTTGACTACGTGCAGTTAGACTTCAATCCCAAGAATTTCGTTAAAGGCTTGGTTGATGTTGTGTTTCAAAAGTTGGAGGCCGAAAATACTTACAAAATAGTTGAAGTTGTTGGTGGTTATGACCGTACAGAAGAATTTGGCAGTCTTATTGCTGATGGTGCTGCTGAAGTTATGAATAACGTAACTTCTGCTACATATTCGGATGGTATCATTACCATTGTTCCTAAAGCCGGGGCGGTTCCTTCGTTGAAAGCTCCTTCTGTATTGTATGAAAAAGGAATCAGAGGTATCGAGCAGGTGTCATGAAGGTAGATAATGTTACGTTCGTCGAGGTTGCTGTGAAGGGCATGACGAAGGAAGAGTTTATTAATGCGCACATTAAAGTCGTGTGGCAGGAACTGAAGGAAGCTGACCGCAAGAAGAAGCTCTCGGAAGTGTACGATGCGATAACTAAGTAACCGACGGGCTGGGGTGTGATTACAGCCCGGCCCGTTATATTTTTACTGTATGGCAGATTTTGATGAATTACATAGAGTTATTCATTCCATTGCATCCGGGTTTGAAGAGGAATGTATTAGGTGTATGGAAGAACATAAGAATGTGCTCGTTGATTGCATTCAGGAGCAATTATATTCCGGTCTGGACGGTACTGAACATCTATTGAATCCTGATTATGATACTGACACCTATTTTAACGAGCCCGGTCCCTGGCAGAACCGTGCGGAACAATATAAACGATGGAAGGAGAGGATAACTCCACCTCTTAGAAGTGAGATGCTTTATTTGCCACCGCGTCCGGTTGAGGTACCTAACCTCTTTATTACTGGTACTTTCTATGATAGCATAACTGCCGATAGAATTGATTCCGGGCTTCGATTCTCAACGAAAGGATTTACGGACGGTAGTTCTATTGAGAAGAAATACGGTGAGCAGATTTTAGGCATTGGTGATACAGCTAAAGAGTACTTTAATATTATGTATCTCCGTCCCTGGATGGAACGTTTCTTTTCAGAATGTGGATATCGGTAGAAAATGGCTTGTAGTTGCGAAATAAAAAAGATGCAGAGTGAACTGGAACGTATCAGTGATCTTGCAAAGAAAGCAGCTGTCTTGGATGGTTGCATGTATGTTGTTTATCAGAAAGAAGATGGTACCTATGCTTTTGATAAACTAGGAGTTGAGATAAAAGGAAAGATTGTTGAATATAGACATTACCTGTAATTATGGCAGATTTAAAATTAAAAGATTTCGTTGATGAGAACGATTTGCAGAAATTGGTGGAGCTTGATAATACTATTGAGCGTGTGAGGGCTGATTATGTTAATGCGGCCAAAGAATTAGCAAAAGGTTTGAAACTAAATGTAGAAGGCGTTGCTGATCTTGAAAAGTTGAGTAATCTTTATAATACCCAAGCAAAAACGGCTGGCTCTGCATCTGCTGAATTAACCGAGGCTCTTAGAAAACAGTCTGAAATAACTCAAACTGTCAGTAAGAAGATAGAGGAAAAGCTAAATGTAGAGAAATTATCTGCTGCTGAATTGAAGAAACTAACCAAGGCAAACTCGGATAATGCTGCGTCCTTGGAAAAGGCTGCTAAAGCGGAAGCTAACTTGACAAAAGCGCAGAATGCCGGTAATACTACTCGTAAGAAAGCTGTTTTATCTGAAGAAGAACGTTTAAAACTTATCAGAACTGCTATTACCTTGACTAATCAGGAAGTACATAGCCGTTCACAAGCAAAGGAAATGAATAAGCAGCTACAAAAGGCTGTTGATGTTTTGAAAGATACGGATGAAAACTATATTCGTACACTTGCCCGTCTTAATTCTACTATTGGAATCAACACTGATTACATAAAGCGAAATTCCGATCGATATAGTCAACAGAAAATGACCATTGGTGCATATCGGGAAGAAGTAAAGGCGGCATGGATTGAAATACAGAACGGTAATAAGTCCATGCAGAACATGGGAATTATTGCCCGGAATGCTGGAATGATGCTTAAAACGGAGATGGCTCCTGGGCTAAACAAAGTTGGTGCAGGATTGAAAGGGTGGGCTGCTGGATATATTGGTGCACAAGCTGTTGTTAGTGGAGTTGTTGCTTTATTTACAAAACTGCGTGAAGGAGTAGGTGATATTGTTAAATTTGAATTAGCTAATAGTAGGCTTGCTGCAATATTAGGAACCACTTCTGATAAAGTGAAGGAGTTAACTGCGGATGCTCAACGTTTGGGTGCTACAACGAAATACACTGCATCCGAAGCTACGGATTTGCAAATAGAACTTGCTAAACTAGGTTTTACTCGAAAAGAAATATTAGATGCAACAGAGCACGTTCTAAAATTTGCACAAGCTACCGGGGCAGAATTAGCAGATGCGGCTTCATTGGCAGGTGCTTCTCTTCGTATGTTTAATGCTGATACAAGAGAAACTGAAAGATATGTGTCTGCGATGGCTGTCGCAACAACCAAAAGCGCATTGTCGTTTTCATATCTCGCTACTGCATTACCAATTGTTGGACCGGTTGCAAAAGCCTTTAATTTCAGTATTGAAGATACTTTGGCTTTGTTGGGTAAATTATCGGATGCCGGCTTTGATGCTTCAATGGCTGCTACTGCTACCCGTAATGTCTTTCTAAATTTAGCTGATAGTAATGGAAAGCTGGCAAAGGCGTTAGGTAAGCCCGTTAAAACATTGCCTGAGTTAGTTGAAGGATTGAAATCGCTAAAAGAAAAAGGGGTAGACTTGAATACTACTCTTGAATTAACTGATAAGCGTAGTGTTGCCGCTTTTAATGCCTTTCTCACCGCTGTTGATAAAATATTACCACTTAGAGAACAGATTACTGGTGTAGAACGTGAATTGGGCGATATGGCTCACACGATGGGAGATAATGTTCATGGAGCTCTTGCTAACTTATCTTCAGCATGGGAAGCGTTTATGCTTTCTTTCTCCGAGTCAACGGGACCTGCTAAGGAGTTTCTTAATTGGATGGCTGATAAAATAAGAGGTATCGCCAATGATTTGAAATCTCCTGAAGAAAAAATAGAAAAGATAGATTATAATTTTAGAACACTTGCAAAAAAAGATGCGAACAAAAAGTTATTGGAAGTAGAAAAAGATTTTCAGGCAGAATATAAGAGGCTTATTGATGCTGGTGATACAGAGGAACAAGCATACACAAAAGCTGTTATTCAAATGAAAAATAAACGTATTGAAGTAACGGCCCAAGAGAGAGAAGCTTTAAAACGGATGAAAACTCGTGCTCAATATGCAACATCAGAGTTTGAAGATATGTCTTGGATAAAGAATGGTGCTGCTAAAATGTTTGGCTATTACACGTCGGAAGCAGAAAAAGCGGATAAGGCTCAGTTGGAATTTTCTAAAAACTTATTCAAAATAGCATCTAGCGATGAGTTTAATCGTGGACTTGATGTGATTGCAGAAAAGTTCCGTCCAAAGGGTAACGACAAAAATGGTTTAGGTATAACAGTCCTTACTGATAAAGAAAAACGTGAACAGGAAAAAGCTCTCAAAGAGAAGCTGAAAATTCATGAAACTTATCAGGAGTCAGAACTAGCTCTTATGGATGAGGGACTGGAGAAAGAACTTGCTAAAATTGGTGTTGCTTACTCGAAGAAGATTGCTGCCGTCAAGGGTAATAGCAAAGAGGAAATTGCTACACGTCAGAATTTAGCTAAGGAAATGCAGGAAAAGCTAGATGAGTTTACTATTAAGTATAATTCTGATCGTGAGAAGAAGGATGTTGAGAACGCTCTTGCTGTTGTAAAAAAGGGGTCCCAGGAAGAACTTGATTTGAAATTGCACCAGTTGGAGTTGCAACGTGAAGCAGAAATTGATGCAGCGGAGAAAACAGGTGAAGATGTAATATTGATAGATGAAAAATATGCTAGGAAAAAACAAGAGATTTACGGAAAGTATGCTTCTGATCAGGTAGCATTGATTGCGGAAAATGCAGCCCATGAGCAAGAGATACGTGACGCTGCGTATGTAATGGATATGCTTGCTCTTAAAAAGAAGTTAACATCCAAGCTAATAACAGAAGAGCAATATGCGATAGAGGAATACAATTTACAACTTGAATATGCACATAAGACTACTGAAGCAGCGATTGAAGCTTTGGAACTGGAATTAACCGTTGAGAATATTACTGCTGAAGAACGTACTAAGATTGTTACTCAGTTGTATGTTTTGAAGGCTGCTCTCGCTAAAAAGGAGGCAGAATTACAGATAAGTGCTATTCAAAATATTACTAAAGCTGAAGATAAAGCGTTAAAAGAACGCCAAAAGAATCTCAAAAAATGGTTGCAAACTGCATCACAAGCTGTAGGGACTATTGGAAATCTTGTTTCTACACTTTATGATGCTCAAATTGATAAGATAGAGGAAGAGCAGGATGCTAATGATGAAAAATATGACAAAGATGTTGAACGGGTTGATAAACTGGCAGAGTCAGGTGCTATTTCCGAAGAAGAAGCAGAAGCACGTAAACGTGCTGCAAAATCTTTGACAGAAGCAAAAAATGCTGAACTAGAAAAACAAAAACAAGAAATGGCGCGTAAACAAGCCATTTGGGAAAAGGCGACTAGTGTTGCGCAGGCTGGAATAGCTACTGCACTGGCAATAACTGAAGCATTACCGAATATTCCTTTATCTATTGTTATTGGTGCCATGGGAGCAATTCAGGTTGCAACTATTCTTGCAACTCCTATTCCTTCTTATGCAGAAGGTACCAAAGGAAATGATAGACATCCCGGCGGTACCGCTTTAGTTGGTGATGCTGGTAAGCATGAAGTTATTATGTATTCCGGAAAAGCATGGATTACTCCTGCTACTCCAACTTTAGTTGATATTCCTAAAGGTGCACAAGTCTTTCCTGATGTTGATAAGATAGATATCTCTAATTTTGATATGCCAGATTGGGACTTTCCTACATTTTCACCGACATATTTTGCATCCTCTTCCGGTGATACCACTGTTTTCAATGATTATTCCCGATTAGAAAAAAGGGTTGATAAAACAAATCTCCTTTTGATGAAGAGTCTTAAAATGCAGCGTCAGGATGCGTCTAACCGTGAATTTGAACTGTATAAGTTGTCTAAACTGAAATAGCTATGATTGAAAGATTAAATCAGATAACATTGAATGATTTCATTGAGCTTTCATGTGGAAACTATGCTTGTTTGCTTTCGGACCGCGGATCTGTGTCTGAAAGCACGCTTAAAGAGATGACATCTAAATTAATTATCGAATACAGAAGCATTGTTAATCCTTCAGGTATGCAGGCTATGATTATGGACAAAGAGGATATGGTGAAGGAACGTGCCAAACTATTGAGCCTTCGTATATGTCAGACTCTTGTTTCTCTTGGCTTTTATGATGATGTTCGTCAGGTGTTGGGTCAACTAAATGTAGATATCCGGAATATGAGTGATGAGCAAGTTATATCGAAGCTTGATTATTTGCTTCATTCTGCAATTTTTGAGCAAAAACGGAACGAGGAAAGACGCAGTGAGGAACATAAAGGAAGTAAGGCTACTCCTGAACAAATTCGTTCTTCTTTTGATGCCGAGATTGCTTTTCTAATGACATTCTTTAAAATGAGTATTGATTCCCGCGTAATTAATGCTGCTGTCTATGCGAATATCGTTCATCAAGCTGATGTTGAAATATCGATCAGAAAAAGAAGCACATGATAATATTGGTATTACATATATGCTGTAATTCGATTAATTTTTAATTAAAGCGAATTATTTCATACAGTCGTTTGTACATCTCCTTTAGAATCACAAACGACTTTTTTATGAATAGAAAAAACAGCATCCATTGTATAAATAGGCATTTATACAATGTTTTATTGTCAGAATTACGTACATTAGAGACGAAGTGTAATCGGATAACGGCAGAAGTGTCCGAGGTAAAAAAAATGATTGCCTTATTGCCCCCCGATATAGGCACTCTTATTAGTTCAATCGAGCGTTCTGCTAAGGAAATGCACGAACAAAGTATCATGCACCGGAAATATGTGGAAAGGTGCATTAATGGCGAACCGAAGATACACCTAATAAGGAGGGCTGACAATGGACTTTGAAAAGGAATTATCAGAAATATATCCTTGGATATTAAAGGTGGCAAGAAAATTCTGCTGTTCCATGCAAGATGCTGAAGACTTAGCCGGTGATACAGTTTATAAGCTACTTGTGAATCGTGATAAATTTGATTGTTCTAAACCACTTCAACCGTGGTGTCTTATTATAATGAGGAATACTTATATAATAAGATACAATAGAAATTCCCTTATACATTTTACAGGGCTTGATATGGTAGACGGAAGTGCCATTTCTAACTGTACAGCTCATTCAATACTGTTTGATGATTTGGTTTCTACAATACAACGGTGTGCTAAAAAATCTCGTTGTATTGATAGTGTGATGTATTATGCTAGTGGGTATTCTTATGATGAGATAAGTGAAATCCTGAACATTCCTGTTGGAACTGTAAGAAGTCGTATTTCTTCTGGTCGGAAAATGCTACTTCAAGAATTCAAATATTAATAGTGTGACTTATTAGAGAATTAACTTTATAATATCACGAAAATATATTATGTTTGAATATTTAATTTTGAATAATTTTTTTATAAACTATAATGGATGAAAAAATAATAACCACAAATGAATTGGAGGTACTTGCTAATGAATTTTATGGTTCTAAAATAACGCAAGAAGAGTATTTTTCTAGGTTGGATGATATAGATTGTTATCAGGCACATTATTTGAAAGCACGTGTGTATTTGGATAAGCAAGATTTATCTAACGCAATGATAGAAATTAATACTTCTATTCATATGATTGAAGCGTATGATGAAAATGATTTAAAGTGTGAGTTGGGAACTTTTTTCCCTTCTTTGCAAGCATATGTTTATAGAGCTGCAGGAGAAATATATGCAATCCTAGGTGAACAAGATAAAGCGACTGAATTTTACATAAAGTCACAGTATTATTCTATCCAATTAAAGTCTGATTTTGACGGTGTAAAGTCAGGAATTGTTTATTCATTTAGAAGTGTGAGTATTTATTCTTTGTCTGATTTAATATCAAATACTATAACAGTGTGTCATCCTTCTAAAATGAATGACCCCTTTGATAGTCTATTTCTTTTGTGGTCAAGTGAAAGTAATTTGAATAGAATTTGTAAAAATAATGCTCATATAAAGCCTTTCAGTGACTCTTTTCAATATTTTAAAATTAGAAGTTTTGTCGGAAATAAAAAATTAAGTTTAGATAATAACCTAATAAGAAAGGTGGTCATGTGGTCTCATTATGCTGATGCTCATAAAGGTTTTTGTATTAGATATAAACTTTCAACGGTATTTATAAAACAGGCTCAGGGTAATGGTTATTCTCATAAATATTTAAAGAGGGTGCATTATCTCTCTAAAAATGAGAAATGTGATATTTTAACTAAAAAGAAAGATACAAATAGTTTGTTTATATGGAAATCTACAGAATGGAAATATGAAAATGAAATAAGATTAATTAGTTATGACCCAAGCTGTAAAGATGATCATCTTCAAATTCCTCTTGATAAGAACTCTATGATTGAAGCGATTTATTTCGGTTATAGATGCGTTGAAAGTAATGTAAAGAATATAATGCAAATTTTAGGAGAAGGAGTTCAGTATTTTAAGATGGATTATGATCCTAATAACGTTTATAAGTTGAAAGTGAATAAAATCTTATATAAAGACTATATTGATACATAGTTTTTAAGTTGATTCCGGTTACCTTATAAATTCTATTTTTACTAGATAATTTCGTAATATGCTTAAAATCTGATGCTTACATCTGTGTTTTGTAATGCGTGATTTTCAAGAATTTAGCCAATCGGAAAACCGGTTGGCTTTTTCTATATATTTGCTCGTGAACGTTCAAAAGGAGTTAAAATGCTTTGTAAATATGTACTTACCGTTGATAGTATTTCCTATGATATTCCCAAATCTTGTATTCAGAATTGGGATGAAATAAAGTTTTCCCGTAAACGCTCCGGACTTGAAGGAATAACTAGAACCTTTACTTCAAAATTCCAGTTTGTGGGAGAAGCCTATGATCTCATATTGGAGGAGTATTTGAGCAAATACCTAGCTTCTAATGCTAGTATCACTGTTTATACTATAACTAATTCTCATACTTATGAAGAATTCTTCAGTTGCCGACTGGATTTCGGTTCATTGACCTATGATGGAAATACTGTTTCTATTAATTCGATAGATGATAGTGTCGCTAATATCATAAAGGCTAACAAAGGAACGCAGTACGAATATTCGGTAGATGAGATAAAAGATGTATATCAGCTTTATTATGATAGACTACCGTTTAATTACTACGCGAACTATATATGTGGTGGATACTCTTTAGAAGATGGAGGGCAATATGTTGATTTCTCAAGAGATATAACAGGAAAAACTATATTCCAGTCTCTTCCATTGGAAGTCGTAGAAAAAGACTTACCAGAATCAGATAGTCCTGTAGAAATAAATTCTGTGACTTTAGATACTTCTGTACCTGCTTTTTTAAGGGCGCATAAACCAGTCAAGGTATATATAACCCCCGAATTCAACTTTTATTTAGGCAGAGGAGATGTAATGTTGACACTTGCTAAAGTTGATGGGAACGGTACCACAAGCACTATTGCGAGTTGGATAAATACCGATTATTCAGGAAATACACATACAACAGAAAAAGACACTTATAGACCCGAACAATATCGGGATGTTTATGCAATAGATCTTCAAGATGGTGAATGTCTTCAATTTGTCATACATGATCCGATAGGTAATATGAATGTTAACGGACCTGGAAAGGTGTATTTTTCTAAATATTCACTACAGATTAAATGGACTTCAATAGCATCACCTATCAATATAGATGTGGTAAAACCTATTACTGTTCTGAATAGTTTGCTCAAAAGTATGAATGGTGGTAAAGGGGGTATAAAAGGCGAGATAGCTTCCGGTGTAGACAATCGGTTGGACAATTGCCTTATTTTGGCTGCCGAAAGTATTCGTGGGATATTGTCTGCTAAATTATATACCTCATATACGAAGTTTGTAGACTGGATGGAAGCCTGTTTTGGCTTTGTTCAGAAGATTGAGGGGGATATTGTAAAGTTTGTCCATCGTGACAGCTTATTTACTTTTAATGGTAATAAGAATATATCAAGAAACATTTCAGATTTTCAATTTAAAGTAGACAGTTCTAGGATATATGCACGAGTTAAAGTTGGTTATGATAAAGTTGATTATGAATGCTTGAATGGTCGTGATGAATTTCGATTTACTGCTGAATATACTACTGGATTGCAAGTAACAGATAATACACTAGAGTTAGTGAGCCCTTATCGTGCAGATGCTTATGGCTTGGAAATCGTGTCACAGAAAAGGGGAAGTAGTTCTACTGATAACGAAAGTGATAATGATGTGTTTATCGTTGGCGCAATGCTCGCTTATAATAAGGTTATTGGGAAAGCGGAATATGTACTAGAAAGGAATGCGGATTGGAAGATTGCAGGTGTTCTAAATCCTGATGCAATGTTTAATGTTATGTATTGGCAGAAAGCTATGTTGAAAGCTAATGCTAAGTATATTGGCATGTTCGCTGATTCTCTTCATTATGCTTCTTCGGATGGGAATAGCAATGTTATAGTCAATGATGTGAAATTAACTGATGACTTTATACTTGAAGAGCATTTGGTCACTTGTGGAGATGTTTCATTTACAACCTTTGATGAGGATATTCCACAAACAGATGATGGAACGATTAAGATTCAAAAAGGTGGCCTTGTTTACGAGGGCTACATCAAAGAGGTGAGTAGCACAGTTGAGAGAAAAGAGGGAGTGAAGTATGATTTATTTGTCCGTTCAATAACAAAAGCCTAGAAATATGATTATAAGCCCGTTTACCCCACTGTTTTTTTCTCCGTCTACCGATAAATTTGGAGCGAAGAGTAAATATGTGCAATTATTCGCACGTACAGACAGGATTTTTGTTGAATTGATTTTGACAGCCAAAGAGCAGGAGCCTATAGTTTACATTAATAATCTTTTAAGTAATATATCTACACCTGTATCATTAAGCTCATGGAAGATGAATGATGATAAGATTCTTTATTTCTATAACATTTCATTGCTTCCATGTGGATACTATACTGTAACAGTTAATGGGAATACGAGTGAGATTTTTAAAGTTACGGACGATGAATGTGAGTTATCAGAAACCAGCCTTATTCAGTATTCAATGAAAGATAATAAGCAGCGTCTTGATGCTGTCTGGTGGATAGATGGGATGCAATACTTTTTTGATTTTCGCGTTCCTGGTGGTTTCAAAGATAACGGATGGACGTTCGGTGTGGATAATGAGCAGTTCGTGACCTCTGATGAGGATATTGTTGAGCTATTCAGCCACGAATATACAACAGTATTATTCACGCTTGGAAATGGGATGGGATGCCCTGTGTGGTTTGCTGAATTATTGAATCGTGTCTTATGCTGTAATTACGTCTACTTTGATGGTGTTCGATATACCAGAAAGGAAAGTAATGTTCCGGAACTTAACCAGCAAATAGAGGGATTGAAGAGTTTTGTGTTCAATCAAATGTTACAGAAGGTAAGAACGATGAATCCAGTTTTGGAATGGAATAACCAGCTTGCTATGAGGTGTGTACAAAGCGGTGCTTATAGGATAGCAGATGATGAAGGAATGCGTAGTATCAAGTATGGTTCAGAAAGTGGGGTTGCAGAGGTCGGAGCATATATCAATATGACTAAGGCTATTCCTAATACTGGAGTTTCTATTAATAGTGATACTATGGTTACTGTCAACAGTATTCATCACCCAGGTGTTGATGAAAATTCATATTGGGATTTGATTGCAATCAAGACGACTGACATAGATAACAAGTATATTGGTAGAAGAGGTTACGGTAAACTTACAGTTAATGGACTGGATAGACTAAAGAACGATTTGGACAACGGTTCGATAAATTTGCGTGCTGTACTATATAAAGGAGATTCGTATACTAACCTCATTGAAGGGAGTGTAATCAGTAGGGATGGTGTATGTGTCTTGAAAGGTATTAACGGTGGAGATATTGGTGCTCTGAAGGAGTTCCAACTTTATCTTGATAATGTCTATGATTGCGACATAGATAATCTTGGTATGACCATTGAGCTTGTATGGGTATATGAAAATGATTAAAAAAGAGAATTATGACAGAAACAGAAAAACAACAGATTATTAGCCTTGTGTTACAAGCGTTGAAGACAAACAGTCTTACAATAGAGCAACTGACTGATACAACAGAGCTATCCAAAGATATGTACGTTGAAGTTAGTGGCGGTCGGAAAATATCTATTGATTTACTTTCAAGTACCATTGCTAAAATGGTGAATGGTGATTTTGATGCATTAGTGGAGAATGTCAATAAGATTGCAAAAGATTTATCGGATGGAGACGCCGAGTTATTGAAACGTATAACAGGAGTGTCTGATAAATCCAATCCTTTGACTGACCCATTTAAAAGTATTGGCTCTTTTACTACTATTGGTAGCTTTAAAGATAAATTAAAAACAATGTATTCCGGGGATTCTTCTATTGGGAATTATCGGTGTATTTTGTCTGTTGATTCGTCTAAGATTCCTGTAAATATACAAATTGAACGGTTGGAGCTTAATAAGGTTTGTCAATCATTCACTTCGTGTATACAACTGGCTACCATGTCAGACAATGCCGAAGGTGTATATTTAGGTACAGTTTGTACAATCTCACGAATAGGTATTGTTTCCAATGAGAGTGTTGCATGGGGCAAATGGACTTCTGTAATAAATGACTTTGAGGAAAGGATAGGAAAAGCGAACGGTATCGCTCCTTTGAACGAAGAAAGTAAAGTTCCTTCTGAATGTCTGCCTGAACCGTTGTCTCTTGGGGAAGGTGAAGAAGAAGCTTTCCCCGGCAACCGTGGAAAGTCTTTGGAAGATACAATGAAAAATATCCCTTCCGATATAATCAAACCGGGTTCTTTCTCCGTCCTGTCTGACGCTTCCTATCTCGATGTGTATTTTAAGAAAGTGTCCAAAACAACCGGTAAAGAAACGGATGACAGCTTCCGTCTGCCTTCTGCTACCCTTGAACAAGCCGGCCTTTTGTCCGCCGAGGATAAGCAAGCCCTTGAGGATATGAAGAGCGGCACGCCCGCTGACGATGTAACACACCCCATCGTCATTGTTGATGAGATCCGCCCATTGAAAGACGGCTACTATACCCTTGAAACCGCTATTGCCGCCATTGTCTCCTATCAACAGGAATCTGGCGTCAAATATGAGCGAACGGGTCTCATCATTACTTACAAAACAGGCGAGTATGAAATGGAAACCCGGCAGTTCCAGGGTGCTGTGTCCGATTTTGCGACCCTTTCTCTTTGGAAACCCTTCGGGAATGGTGGTGGCGGTTCCGTTTTTGAAACTTCCGATGAACCGGCGGAAGGGGGAAAGGACGCCTTTTCAACTGGTGGCGCCTATGCCTATGTTCCGGCTAACCTCGACGTAAACGTGGAAACAGAAGGCATTGTAAAACTTCAGATGAAGAACGCTGCCGGTGAAACCCTTGGCGATGAAGTGCAGTTCGCTATCGGCACGGGTGGCGGCGGTCAAACTGGTGGTACCATTGTTGCCATTGCTTTCCAGTCGACACCTGTCTATGGCTCTTACGGCTCCACGCTACGAACCTTTGCCGCCATTCGTTCCGTGACCTCGAACGGTGTCGAATCCTCTGACAACCTGATTGAGAAACTGGAACTCGTAGACCGTGAAAGCGGGCTTACCGTCTGGACTGAAACCGTCAACAAAGCATCTTCCGGTGACATGAAGGACTTCTCCTTTGAACTGGACTTCACCACATACTTTACGGCTGCCGGTACTCGGAAATTCAAGCTGATAGCCACTGACGAAAGCGGCAACACCGGTTCCAAGAATGTCAATGTAACAGCTGTTGATATTACCTGTACCTGTGTGCAGGTGCTCAACTATACCCCTGAAACTCTGCTTACTCCGACAACTGAAAGTTTCAGCCTTCCACTCTATAAGTTCGGAAACAACACCTCTGATAAAGGTATCAGTGCCCAGGTTGACATCAAGATTAATGGTGAATGGCAATCCCTGTCTACCACCGTTGTAAATGACAACTACTCGCACTCCGTTGTAATCCGCCCTGCTTCCCTCGGCCTAGAACACGGTACCTATCCCTTGCGTATCCAAGGAACGGATGTCGCATCCGGAGTGAAAGGAAATGTCATCTACACGGCTGTCATGGTAATTGACCCGAATAGTTCCACACCTCTTGTCGCCTTGAGATACGATGATAAAAACGGTGGAGTAGTCCGACTGTACGAAACCGTAGAACTTGATGTTGCCTGTTATGACCCGTTGGAAATGACTTCACCCGTCAGCGTGAAAGCCAATAACGTGCAGGTAACACAAATTGCTGCCAGTCGTAACAAAACCTATCAGGTCAAACAACAACTGCAGGGCTACAAGGCTGACGGCACCGATACGGTCAACTATACTGCCGTATGCAAGGACGTGACTAGCGAACCTGTCCGGGTGACAGTTAGCGGTTCCGCCATTGACGCCGCCATAAAAGAAGGCGCCATCTATAACTTTGACTTCTCATCCCGTACCAATCAGGAAACTGACCATAGCATTGTCAGCGGTAATTATGAAATGAAAGTGGACGGTGCCAACTGGACTACCAACGGTTTTGGCACATTCTTGGGTGAGAACTGCCTTCGCGTAGCCGAGAATGTGGGCGTGTCATTAAACCATGCCCCGTTTGCCGGCTCGTCCATCGAATCCAACGGTGCCGCCATCCAGTTCGCTTTCGCTTCCAAGAACGTGACCGATGATGATGCCCTGCTCCTTAGCTGCTATGACGAAACGTCCGGTGCCGGCTTCTATGTCACCGGCCGGGTGGTCGGCATCTTCTGTAACAATGGCGTTTCCCGTCGTGAAGAACGCGCCTATCGACAGGGTGAAAAGATAACCGTAGCCGTGGTTGTTGAACCTGCAAGCAACTACGTTGAACGTGACGGCACACGGTATTCCATGATGAAACTCTTCCTCAGCGGTGAGGAAGTCGCCTGCCTTGGTTATGTTCCGGGCGGCGGCTCCCTGATTCAGACCAAGTATATAACGATGGATGGCAAACTGGGTGATTTGTATCTTTATTACATGATGGCCTGGAACTCCTATATGGAATGGGCACAGGCGTTCAAGAACTACCTTGTCCGTCTGACCGATACAGAGGTAATGGTGAAGGAATACGCCTTTGAGGACATCCTTAAAAGCCAGACAGCCGAGGGTAGTACCCAAAGCCGCCCGTCGGCTGCCGAAATCTATTCACGCGGTATGCCTTACATTGTCGAATGCCCCTATGAAGGCTCCGATATAGAAGCACTGGACGGCACCACTTCCACCAGTACGAAGATATACATCACGCTCTATTACTTTGACCCCGAACGCCCGTGGCGTAACTTCAAGGCCGTGAGTGTCCAAACCCGCAACCAGGGAACCACCTCTGCCAAACGCCCGGTAAAGAATAAACGCTACTACCTCGCCAAGAGCAAAGGCAAAAACAAGGACACTCGAATCATATTACTTAATCCGGACGATACGACGGAGGAAGGACGCCGTGCAATAGCCTTGGCTGCCATCAACAAAGTACAGGTCGGTGATAATACAATCCCGGTCGATGTCATTACCGTAAAAGTCGATTACTCCGATTCCGGCAATGCGAACGACTGCGGCGCCTGTGAAATGATGAACGTTACATACCGTGCCTTGGGTGGTAACTATATGACACCTGTCCAACGTGCATTTGACGGAACATTTGACAGCGGTGACTTGCATATCGAAGATTTGCAGATGAACCACTCTACCGCCAATCACCCGGTAGCCACCTATCGGTGTAAGGATGACAGCCTGCAAAACGTCTATTTCCATGCCAAAGGCAACTGGAAAGAAGACAAAGGGGAACAGTTTGCCCTCGGCTTCAAAGATACCCCCGGCTATAACAAAGGTTGCCTGAATTATGGTGACTTCATAGAGTTCTTCGGTACTCCTGACGAAACTTTAGACGCAATTGAGATACGCTTCAAACAGACTGACGGCCTCGATACGGACAGTGTGTACCTGCTTTCCCTGTATTGTGGCAGCTCATACCGGATAATGAGGTACCAGGATGGTGTCTGGAAAAAGCAGTCCGGTTCCATGAAGTATGAAAACGGCAAATGGAATGTCACCGGTGACATCCTGAATCCGGTTGAAGGCTTCGAACTTCTTAACTACCAAGGTATGGACTGGTTTCAGGGCGTCGGTTCTGTTCAGGATATGATGGCCATGAAAACGGACAAGTCCTCATGGGTTCAAAAACTCGTGGATAACGGAACTATCTCTGCTGATACCTTCCCGGCATGGACTTACTACTTTGAATCGCTTGTCGATGATGACCAGCTCGCCATTGATTACGCTTTGGGTAAGAAAGTGCCGTATAACCTCTACCGATGGTTGCGCTTCTGTGATTCCTGCGATTACTCCAAAGGCGGGAACTGGCAAAGAACATGGAAGGAAAACCTGTATAAATACGCCTGCCCAGAAAGTGTCTTGAGTTATGACATCTTCACCGACTACCTTGCCGCCACTGACCAACGCGCCAAGAATATGCAGCCGATGTGGTTCTTGGAAGAGTATGCTTCCGTAACAGACGGTGTGTACAGCTCCGAGGATGCCATGCGCATGTACCTGAATAAAATCTATGACTGTGATACGCTCAATAGCAAGGACAACGACGGTGGTTGCACGGTTGACGCCGAGGTGGACCCCAACCGGACGAGCGATGAAACATTCACTAACCCTTATGCTGGCTACGGCTCCGTTCTGTTTAATAACATCTATCTCCAGCAAGTAGTGTGGACTGACTCATCCGGTACGGAACTCTCCCTGCGTACCGTTGCCGCCGCCATGCGTAACGTTCAGGCGACCATTGACGGCGTCACCCTGCACCCGTTCTCACCCGAAGGAGCTACGCATTTCTTCATTGACAAACGGCTCAAAAAATGGCAGAAACTGGTTAGTTCTTACGACGGTGAACGGAAATACATCTCCTATACCGCCACCTCTGATGCTATTTACTTCTATGCCCTGCAAGGTCTTGGACTTACCGCCCTTCCGTCTTTCATCGAAAGACGTTGGCGTATTCGTGACGGCTATTTCCAAACCGGTGATTTCTTCAGCGGTGTAATTTCCGGGCGCGTATCTTCCAAATCAAACGCCACCATCCGGATTGTCGCTGCTAAAAACGGTTACTTCGGTGTCGGCAATGACGCTAGCGGCAACCTTTCCGAAAGCTGCTTCCTTGAAGCGGGCGAAGAATATGTATTCACCAACTTCTCACATGAGGAAGGCGCCTTGCTGTATATCTATCAGGCTGACCGCATGAAGCTGCTCGACCTGTCTGAAATCTCCCTGTCAAGTACGGTGAGCTTCTCCGCCATGCAACTTGTGGAAACCCTTATCTTGGGCTCTGACACCCATACAGAACAATCCATCGGTTCTTACGCACCGCTTACCTCGCTGAACTGCGGCGAAATGCCCTTCCTCGTATCACTCGATATCCGGAACACACAAATCGCTACGCTCGTCACCGACAAATGCCCACGTATCGCCCATATCAATGCGTCCGGTAGCAAACTGGAGAACATCACTCTTGCAGAGACTTCTCCGATTAATGACATCTCTCTTCCAGCAACAATGACAAGCCTCCGTTTTGTCGGTCTTCCTGAACTGACCTATACAGGTCTTTCCGCCCCGTCCGGCCTGCAAATAGAATCCATGCCGAACGTCCAACGCCTGCGTCTTGAAACGTCGCCTAAACTTGACGCCATTCAGATGCTCCGTGACGTCCTCGCTTCACAAACGGCATCCCGTAAACTTTCCATGCTCCGTATCTCGAACATGACACTGAAGGCTGACGGCTCCGAGCTTCTTGCCATTCTCGAATATGGAGTTGCCGGAATGGATGAGGACGGCAACAGACAGGATAAACCGGTAGTCAACGGCACGTATGAACTGACAGTTATCCGTGAAACGGATGAAATCGAATCCCTTGAATCCGGTATCGACGGCCTTGTCATCCTTACCGTCATAGATGCCTACATCGACCTGATCAACTGGTTCAATAATGAGTCTTATGGCGGAGAACCGTACTACGATAACGTAACGCTGGACAACATCAATGAAGTCCTTGAATATTATAACGGCGAAACCTACGAAGAATATCTCGAACGCTTCGCTGAAGACAATATGGATATTAATGATTTAATCAACAAGTAACTATGACGAATGAACAAAGCGCAACGCTGCTTCGCTTGAATAAACAGGCACAAGTGGCAGCACTGAACGCCGTGGGCTTCTCGGATGTCACCGAGAATTCCCGCGCATCTGAATTTGGACAACGTATCAAGTGGGCCGCCGGTCTGCTTGATCTGCATCTTGCCTGTAATCGTATTTCGGATAACTCCAAGGCATACTTTACTGCTGCCGAATGGAACTCCCTTACGCTCGCTAATAAGCAACTGTATATCAAACGCGGGCTTCGTATCCGTGCCCATGGACACTCCTTCGTAATCGCCGCCCAGGAGTGCTATAATGCCGATATGACTACTACCTTCTATTGGGGCGGTCAGGGTAAAGCCATAGACGGCCTGAACCAAAAAGGACTGGGTGCCATGTACGGCTGCTTCACGGGTGAGGAAGATACCGACCTGATTATCACTGGCCTGAAAGACCAAAACAATAGCGGTGTAATCGGTGCGCCGGCTGCCGAAGCCGCCCGTGCATACCGTGCCTACACTTTGGAAAGTGACGGTATCGAGGATGAATCCAACTGGTTCCTTCCTTCATCTGGCCAAATGCTTCTGATGTACCGCTACCGGGATAAAATCAATGAGATGATGCGTACCTTTTGGAGTAGTGACAGTATGCTGATGACTGATAAATACTACTGGTCATCAACAATTTGGGATACTAACTCCGCCTGGGCGTTCGAACTGAATACCGGGCGTATTACGAATCAAAACAAAAATTCAGCCCTTCTTCATGTGAGAGCTGTTGCTTCCGAATAGTATTAACTTAATATTATACAATAAAATGGATAAAAATATCGCCAACGCCATGCTTCTGCGCTTGAATAAACAAGACCAGATAGAAGCCTTAAAATCAATAGGTTTTACAACCGTGAATGAAAACACCCCCGCAAGCGACATCGCCAAATATATGCAATGGTCAGGTACGCTTCTTGACCTTTCTTTGGCTACGCTTCGGATTGAAGACGGTGAACAAGTCTTTTTCACGGCTTCCGAATGGAACTCCATGAGCGCGAATAATCGCTCCAAGTATATCCGTATCGGCATCCGACTTCGCGCCGAATGCCACCAGTTCATTATCGCCAAAAGCGACTGCGTTGACGCAGGCGGCAATAAAACGTTCAAATGGGGCGGCTACGGTACCGACCTACGCGGCCTGAAAAACTACGGCAATGGTAACCAAGGACTCTATGATACCTTCGACGGAAAGGAAAATACCGATGTAATCCTTGAAACCCTCGCAGGCGTCAAGGACACCCAGGGAACTGTCGGCGCCCCTGCCGCCGAAGCTGCCAGAGCCTATAAAGCCTGTACGCTTGAATCTGACGGAATTGAAGATACAACCGTGTGGAACCTGCCCGCACTGGGCGAACTTATGCTTATGGCCAAGTATAAAACCGAAATCAATGAGCTCATAACTTCTATGTTTGGTAATCAAAATATATTTACAAATGACTGGTATTGGTCTAGTACCGAATGGGACGCTTCCAGCAGTTGGACCGTGTACTTCAGCTACGGCAACGTCCTCACGTCCTTCCGCCAGAGCGCGTACCGGGTTCGTCCCCT